AACCCAGCCTTGCTCATCTGGATTATGATCAGACTTGCGAGCAGCGTGTCGGGTATCACCGATCCAACCATCCGATGTGCGGTCACGATCTGGGAATGAATCATCAATCTGCTCTCTTAACTGACTAGCAGCTTTAGAAAGTTTATGCTTCACAGTCCAAGTGCAGCCTTCAGATCTGCAATCGATAAACCGACCCTGGCAAGTTTGTCGTCGAGTGTTGGCTCTGTTTGTGCCGGAGAATTATGGGCATCTAATAAAGCCTGAGCTTGCTCTGCGGTGATGTCTCCCGAGACGTAAAATTGATTTTCGCGAATAAACAAATCGCAACCAGTTTCATCTTTAAATACAAGAGAATCAGTCGGCTTATTTGGTGTCTTGACTTTGTGTTCCATAATTATGCTCCTAAGTATGCGCAAGAAAAATAGGTTGGGACTGTGAAAGAGTTTGAGCCGTAAAAGCCAACTGATGAAGCAACATAAACCATAATTTCTACATAGTCATTAGCGGCTAACAACATATCTATCGAAGAAGTCGCCACAATAACACCTGTAGCTGATGGTGGAGAAAAAGAATAACCTTGCATAAATTGAGTGCCATTCTTAAAAAAAGCATAACGATAAAAACTCGTACTGTCTGCAATAACACCAAAATTGAAATTGTAATAACCAGCATTGGTCACTGTTAGCCGTGAGTTATTTGTAGTGTTATCGTGAAATGAGCCAGTGTCGTATGTTTCCGCTTGAAAAGTTAAAGCTGTATAAGTTGAAGCAGTGCTTACTGTTTGAGTTGCATTTTTAGTTACAAATGCTCCGTTGAACGATGAACCAGCAGCAGCCCACTTTAATCCTGTGGCGGCGGTTGAATCGGCTTGCAAGACTTGTCCATTTGTGCCAACGCCTAAACGAGCATCAACAGTAGTAAAAGTAAAGAGATCGCCTTTAGTGGTCAAAGGTGTTTGATCTGTTGGCGTTGTCCATGAGAAGTCCATGTCTGTGTTAGTTGCCTTAGCAAGGACTTGACCAGTCGTGCCACCTTTGAGATCGACAAGCGATGCGTCAATAGAGTCGCCTAGTGTCTCAATGGCTACTGCGCCATCCTTCACTAGGTCAGTACTGGTTGGTACTGCCCAACCAAAATTAGGGGTTGTTGTTGCCATTAGGTTAGAGCTCCGATCGCTTTAGACCACTGTAGTGTACCATTTACGCCACTCCAGATGGTGTTAGTTGGAATTACTGTTGCCCATGTCGGGGCTATAAGAGAAAAGTCTGTTGGTGAGACATAGATAGTCATGTCCACAAAAGTAGGCGTTGCCCTCATTGAGATACCCTCTACAAAGCCTGAGAAGTATCCCTCGAACATATTGAACGGCAAGTTAGTGATAACTACAGGCTCACCAAAAAAGAGGTTGATAAGGTCATCTAATTGAGCAGATGGCATATTGGGATTGTCAAGTCTAAAAGTAATCTGGTCAAGCTGTGTTCTAGGGGTTGAACGCAAGGCTAAATCTCTTTCGATAATGTCCTCGATGTCCGCTGTGTGACGGATATTAGAGTCAAATGATCGTTGATAGCGTCCATAGGTAGAAATTGAAGCAGCATCTGTGGCTGAATAAGTGCTGCCGTAGTCGTTGCCATAGCGCACGATCTCACTGTTTCGAATCTTGCCAATCTGTAGAATTGACTTAACGCTGGCAGGGGTTGCGTAGTTAGCGTCTAACTGTGTTGATCCATTAGCAGCTAGGTAATTGCTTCGATGATCTCCGTCTGCATACCCGATGCGCCCCTGCTTGTCCTCGTACATGTTTCCGAGTGCGCTGTCTGCGATCTGCTGTACTAAGGTCTGAGTGTTTCGAGTTGCTGCTGCAAGATTATCCATCTGGTATAGACCGGCATCGATCTCGCCTAATCCTACATTTTCTGCATAAGCCCACGTCGTAGTTGGATCGTAATTGACCCATTGAAGGGAAGGTGCTACTTCCTGCCATTGATTGACCAGCAGATCTGAAAGGATGATCCGGATCTGTTCGCCATCAAGATCATGAGCAACTGCTGCTGTGTAGATAGCTTTAGGCAGTTTAGCGAGAGCACCTACTGCAAGGATAGAACCTAGAGTTACAAAGCCTGTTTCTTCTGGAGTTCTGACAGAAGTCGTAAAGTCTGAAACAGTGCCGCCGAATACAGGCACATAAGTACCTGTGCTGTCTTTAAGTTCTAGGCTAAGAATATCTGTAACATCTATGTCAAAAAGCTCATTAGTCGAGTTGATAATGTCCATGCGAGCATAACCTGCTTGACATTGACGATCGATGTCAATTCGACCAATAGTGACATTAACTGAGGTTACATTTGTATAAACAGTAGTGCCTACTGTAATGCGCCATTCTGGAAGCCATGTCATGCTATCGACAGACTTGTAGTTCCGCGCTGATTGGCTTGACGGATAGCATCCTCAATCGCTCTAGCAATAGCTTCTGGATCTCCAATGCCTGTATTGACTGTAATGTTGAAGTCTCTGTCGCGTGAACCTACTGCGCCTGAATTAAACAGAGAACCGCCTTCTGCCGCGCGGAAAGATCCAGAATTAAATGGATTCATCGCTCCATTAGCAAAAGAATTGACCAGAGCATTAAACGCGCCTGCATCTTCTACGGTCTGGAATACAGGTGGCAAGCCATCAACGAGCTTAGTAAATTCTTTACCATTCTCGCCAATAACTGAAATAACGCCGCCTAGAGCTTCTGTTGCTGCATTGATTTCTGCGATACTTCTAGGTGCAGTAGTTGGAGAAATCCCATTAGGTGTCTGAATAAATCCACCATTATTAGGAGAGGTGATCGTTGGAGTACCAAGATTAGGTGTTGTAATCGTGGTCGATTTCATCTTATTTAAGAGATCAAGCATTTCATATAATTTGCGGAGTGTTTCATCCAGATTACTTTGCTTGATCAAATCTTTAGCTTGTAAGCCATTAAGAATGGATTCAATGGCACTCATTTGAGTTTTTTGATTGGACAAAGCACCAAGAATCTTTAGATCTTCTTGAAGTTTCTTTGTCGCTGCAACGATAGCCGCTTCATCCTTAGAAGCAATGGCATCTTCAAGTGCAAGGATGGACTGCTTCACATTCAATCGAGCAGTATCGTTAGCAATTTGTAGAAGCTGTGCTGCATTAGTAGTCTTGCCTAATAGTTCTGCTTGGTTGATTAAAGCTGCATTGAGTTGGATTTTATCCATATCAAAAAGATTGTCACCCTTGCCAAGCAATAGGTTAGCCTTGTCGATTGCTGCTGACAGTTTCTTATCTTTAAGGATCTTAGCCTGTGCTGCTGCTTGCTCTTTTGTGAGCTTTGTAACCTTAGTCTGAGTCTTTAGAACAGTGTTATCTACCTGACCAGAAACGGTCATAGATATATTGCCCATGCCCTTAGGAATTACACCCTTGCGGAATGACTGCTCATCTAATCGTTTGTTTAGATCACCTAGTAAAAATAATGCACCTGCAATTGCTGTAGTCATAGGCAAGAAGGCTGCCGCTGCTACAAGACCAACTGCAATAAGGACAGGTTTAAACTCTTCTAGCTTGCCAATTAATAAACCGACATTCTTTAAAGTATCTGCAATGCCTGTTGCTAACTTATCGATGTTTTGAATTCCGGCGTTAGCACCACCACCGGATAAAGCAGTGATAGCATCAAATAAACCTTTACCAATAGTTTCTTTAGCATTGTTAGATGCAATCGTGAGCTTATCTAACTGACCAGCAAATGTTTCTGCTGCCGCTGTTGCTTGTCCTGCGAACAAAGTAGTCAGACGTTGCTGGATTTCCTCGAACGAAGATGAACTTAATTCAGCCTTTGTAAGTCCTACACCTAAACGACCAAGTGCCTGAGTTTGCCCCAAAAATGCTTTCTGCAATGACTGTGAGACCTGAGTCACACTCTTACCTGTGCCGGCTGCAATATCTAATGCAAGTCCAAGCAATTCTTGAGATTTAGTAACATCTCCAGTGGCACGCAATAAGCGATCCATAGCCGGACGAAGCTCATCATCAAGCACGCCTGTCTGCATTTCAAGTCTAGAAATGAAACCATTGACTGTGCCGATATTGCTTCCATAAGCAAGATTAAGATTTTTTAATGTCTGACCTAATGAGGTTGCAGCTTTGTCATCTTCCGCAAACGCTTTGACAGAAGCTCGACCGAAAGCAAGGACTGCTGCTGTACCGAACGTGCGAGTAAGAGTTTTGCCTAGATTCTGAGTGTTTCTGTTTAACTGAGAAACAGCAGTATCGGCTTTCTTGAAAGCAGGCTTGCCGGTAAATTGCGCGGCAATATCAATGACTACATTGCTCATGCTGACTCCCTTACGCTGCTTACTGTTGCACGCTTATTTAACTTATCTCTAGCAGTGTCAATGGCTTTAAAGATTGCCACTAATTGCTTGCCTTGATCTTGTTCCCATGCACGGTAGAGAACGCGACCACGCATATCTTGACCCATTTTTTTTGAGCCATAAAGTTGCCCTTGCTCAACGAATACTGCGCCACGCAAGTCAGTAGATGTTCTTTTAGTTTTTTGATCGCCGGAATTGTTTAAACGTCCAGCCTTCTCGTAAATCGATCCGGCTGCTGACATATTCTTTATTCTAAACAAAGATCTAAAACCTTTAGAATTAGGCTTGCCATAACCAGTGCGATACACAATTCCACGCTTAATAAGCGTTGCATCGTAACGCGGAAATGGTCGAACCCTGCCGGATGTGTTAAAAACCTTAGGTTCTTTGACAGCAACCTTATCCCAATTGTAAAGACCAGCTGGAGCTTTATTAGGTACAAACCCTCTAGCGTCTCTTTGAATTACTTTGAGAGAAGTAGTTATCTCTTTAGTCAATTCTTTAGCAAGATCCGGAGCAAATTTGTTAAGAGCTTTACGAAGTTCAATTACGCCTTTTACTTCTGTGGGCATCTTTGATCTCCTTCGCTTCATCCTTTAGACCTTGAACTAGAGCATCTAGCATGGTCTTATCTAATTCCAATAAGTGCTGTGGCGCGATCCCCAACCTAATGCTCAATCGAGCAATTAAGTAGGTGAATGGTTGATCGCGCTTTAAGCTAAAGGGTCTGAGTCAAGCACCTCAACACTTTTAAGTGTCTCGATAAACTCAATTCCGAAAGGCTTAACAGTTTCACCTGACCTGCGAGTAACTTCCCAAGCTAACCAATAGACGTCCGTCTGACGCTCTTCCTCACGGAAGCTGCGATGAAACCCTTTTTTAGCATATAATTCGAAACTGTATTCCACAGCAGGTGTGATTTCACCTTCGATAATGCTTCCATCTGTACGAGTGATCTTTAGTTTTGCCATGAGTTGCCCCTTTGTTAGTTAGTTAGATTATGACCAAGTACCTGTAGTAGCGTAAGAAGTCTTGCTGTTGCATGTAAATGTGATGTCAATCATACCTTCATCGCCTACGGCTCCATTAATGTCTGTTAGGTTATCTACAAAAATCGTACCAGAATAGAGTACGTTCGTTGCTGATACGCCTGTTGATGAATCCTGAATTGCTTGGAAAGCAACTGTAGATCCGAAAGCTGACTGTAGAGTAGCAAGGACTGATCCTGCTGCTGTGTCGTTCAAGAATGTCACAGTAATTGTGTCTGCTGCCAATCCAGCAACAAATTTGTGAGCTGTATCACCCATTGCTGAAACCTCGATGGCGTCCACAGTGCGGTTTAATTGGAAAGCAGTTACATGGTCTGAAAGATTGACTGTAGCAATCTTAAAACCGACCTTATTGTTTAGAAAAATTGCCATTGTTTATTCCTCGTCCTTCTTTGTAGTTACTGGTTTTGCTGCTGGTACTGCTGGAGTCTGACCAATCTTCTTCAAGAAGGCTAGATCCTCTGGTGTTAGTTCTGACATGTTAGCTCCAACTTGTTAGGATTGATACGGAAATCTCGCAGCTGAGTAGGTCTCCCGAAGCAGCATTGAGAACGCTAGGTGCGCTGACTGCGCCTATATTGTACGTCAAATTAGATGCAGCGAGCTTATTAAACACTCTGACTACAAAATCTTCTATGCCATTCAAATTTCCTTCGTTATCGAATAGCGGCGCAACGATCATGATCTTGAAGGATGCTAAAGGACTAATTGTATTTCGTGCATTATTGCTAGGCGTAATGTACGGATTATCTGGAGAAATAATTACGCTGTTTGCTAATACAACTGGCGGCGGAAATGCGAAAACTTGGTAAAGATTATTATCGACTAGAGCAGTTGCTAGAGTCGTACGAAGTGTCGTTATTGCTGCTGGCATTGCTAGCCAATCATCGATCGTGGGTCGAGCGCGTGGGCAATCATGCCCCTTATTTTTGCCAGCAATTGCGCTGATAATCTATAAGGGGATGGCTGGAAATCGGCAACATTAGATCCGCTGAGAGTTGCGGTTCTGCCTTGCCAGATTTCAACACTGACCATGAGGGCAGCGTTAATTACAGCATCGTCAGAAGTCCAGTCTGTATAGGTTGTAGTTGATACAGAACCATAAGGAAAGATTGGATGATAACCCTGAGCAACAGTGTGATTGGTTGCAACGGTAATTGAGTATTCATTTACAGATGTAATTGTCTTAGTGCCATTGTATGAAGCACCTGAATTAGCAATCGTTACGCTTTGCCCTACATAAAAAGTATCCAAAACAGAATCATTAAAGTATAGAGTACCTGTGTTTACAACATTGCTATGAGCTACTGAAAACCATTTAGGTGTCCATAACATAGGAAGCAAAACATCGTCTGCGGCATCGCATACGGATTGAAGGGTCGCGTCTGGATACAATGTGCCAACTCCAAGTGTGCTTCTTAGACTTGCAACTGTCGTGATTGCCATCGCGTTTCCTTTCTAAAGACTCTGGGGAGTAGAGGGCTACTACTCCCCAGAGCGACTTAAAGTGTTGCTAATTAAGCAACTTGTACTGCGCGGAATGCTGATGGGTAGCGATTAACTACACAAACATATCCGTAGAGACCGATCTCAAGCTGACCATTTGCAACGACATTGGCGCGAATCTGGAGGGTGCCGGATTCATGGAATCGCATTGCCATTGTTGGATA